CCCGCGACCCTATGGCCGGCCTCGTCGCCGACTGACACCATGCCTATTTTTCGCTGGGTCGAAGACAACTCGAGTCGTAGCGCCACGATCCACCGGCTGGGCAAGAAGGCGCAGAGCACCTACCGCCGCAGTTGGAAAATCTTTGGAACCAGCGACGACGTCGCGCTTCACGCCGACATCAACGACACGCTGTATCGGTTTGCGCTCTTCTGGCAGTATCCGGGGCAACCGCAGAATCAGCTTCACCTTGAGTCGTACAGCGTCGAGTATCTCGGCGACAATGCCTGGCAACTGCAGGCCGTCTATATCTCGGACGGTGGCGAGGATGACCAGCAAAGAGATCCGCTCAAGCGGCTGCGGTCGTTTGACACCGGTGGCGCCACGCAGCACATCACCCAGGCCATTGGGTCGGACGATTTCCCGGACGGGGAACAGCGGTTCCACTCAGGGGCACCGGCTGCCCCGAATATGCAGGGCGCGATCGGAGTCGATGGAGACTCTGTGCAAGGGGTGGACATCGTTGTCCCCCAGTTGACGTGGACCGAGACCTATGACGTGCCAGCCCAGTACGTCAGCACCGACTACGTCAAGACGACGTCGCGCATGACGGGGACGGTGAACGACGACGATTTTCGCGGCTTTGAGGCTGGCGAGGTGCTGTTTTTGGGGGCCAGTGGTTCGCAACAGTGGGACGAGGAAAAGGGCGACGGTCCCTGGAGCCTGTCCTATAAGTTCGTCGCACACCCCAACTATGGTGCCGGCAAAACGCTGCCGGCTCTGACCATCGGGAACATCGAGGACATCGAAAAGGATGGCCACGACTACCTCTGGGTCCGTTACGAGGACGCGGTGTCTGGCAGCACGCTACTGAAGCGGCCCAAGTTCGTGTACGTCAACAAGGTCTACCGCCGAGCAGATTTCAAAGACTTGGGAATCGGAGTTGAGTGATGAGCCGATCAACTGGCAGGGTTCGGCCAGGTCAGAACATCACCACCGCCTTTTCTGCGCGCGCGTGGAACAGAGCGCAGGACGCCGCCGACATCGTGCTGGGCGATCGCGGCCAGGTGCAGGTAGGCCAGGATTCGCCGCTGGCAAGAGCGCCCAACATCGTTCTGGTCCGCAATGATTCGGATCTGCCGGTGCCGGTCGGTGGCTGCCTGCGGCTGTCTGGCTATGTCGTGATTCCAGGCGAAGGCCGCATCGACAACGAAGACCCCGACGAGGAGGACTATCGGGCGCGGGAGTTCATTCGGCAGCCCGTCCTGACCGGGGACGTCGTCGAATCGCTGACCGATGCGATCGCGGTGGCCCTCGAGCCCGTGGCGGTCAACGCCGTCGGACGGTTTGCGGCTGGGGGCGTGTTCCCCTGCAAGGTGCGCGTGCTCAACAACTCCCACCGGTATGCCACGGGGCGTATCGATGACGTGACGCAGCTCGTGTCTGCCTCCTGCGGGCCGGTACGGTTGTTGCAGACCACTGGAGCGGTCGGGACTGAGGAAGACGAACAGGAGCCCAATACACGCTGGTCGCTGGGGCAGATGTGATGGGTTCGTCGTGCGACTGCTGCGGCTGCCAGCGCCGCGACAACTACCGCGCCCACCGAGTGGTCGCCAAGCAGCGAGACGCTTTTGTCTACGAAACGTCGTTTGCGTCGCGGACCAGCACCAGCCGGGATTTTTCGGAGTTGTATGACCGCACCGGCCCGGCGGAGCTGGTCTGGCAATACAGCCGCGACGGTGACACGCTCGGGCCGTACAGCATCGAGTGCGGCCGCAGTTGGCAGGCTGTGACGGAGACCGGCGGATCGTTGACGCAGGTCGGTTCGTACTGGCCTGACGACGGGGCGGCCAAGGGCGGCGAATCGACGCTGGTGGGCGTTTACGGCAGCGAGTTCAAGGTTTTGGCCACGTTCGCCTCGCGCGTCCATGGAACGGGGGCGGCCGAGTTGTCTTTGCAGGCTGCTGGTTTCACCGTCAGCCTGGCCCGCGAGTTTTATGACATCCTGCCCGGCGCTGCATCGACCTACAAGTTTCCCCTTTGGCCGACGTTCCCAGAACTGGGCGTGGTCAACGAAACGGGATCGTTCACGGGCTTGGTGGGTCGCCAGTCAGAACGCGCCGCGCTGACGTTTGGCGAGACCACCGTGTGGGCATGCCAGACAGGTGACCGGACGCAGACCTTCCTCGGGGGCGTCTCGTTTGGTTTCGTCATTGGATACGAGTCTGGGTTTTCGCCGCTTGGAGAATCGGGCGGCTACGTCACGGCATTTGGCCCGCTGCGCGTGCCGGCGTTCACCACGTCGCTGCCAAACCGAAACACTCTCCTACAGCAGTTCGCCATCAACCGCGGCAACAGCGGCGAAGACAACGCCGAGCGGTGGCCCGTCGGCGATGTCTTCACGCCGACACCGTACCCACGCAGTCAGGTTGGCTACTATCCCGGACCTGTGGCGTTTAAGGGGCGGCGTGTGAAGGTCTATCGGGATGACGAGCTGATCGACACGCTCCTAAACCCGACCGAGGCGCAAGCGCTCGCAGTCACATCCGAAAACGGCGAGTATCTGCTAGTTAACGAAAACGTTGAGGAGGCCGATCCGGAATACGAGGGCGAAGGCCTGGACGACCGCCGGCGTGTGGTCAGGCCGCTGAAAGAGTTTCGGTCGTTTGCCATTGATGATTCGACGCCTGTCATTGGCTGCTCGGCGCCGCATGACGCTTATGTCGGTTTTCCGCCTTCACAGCAGGCCGGCGACGTCAACGGCACGGGCACCAACAACCTCTTCGGATGGGTGAACGCCACAAAACCTGTGGTCCTCCGAGATGACGAGCCCGAGACAATCGACAACTACGTCCACAGCGACGACCTGTCGGACATGGTCCCGAACGCGTATATCAACCGGGCGAGCTATGTGTTGACGTCAGATGGTCTAACCGACGTCTATACCCGGCCGGCAGGGACATACGAGGTCCAATCCAGCGACCTCGTCGACACGCCTTACTGCCTGTTCGGAAACTACGCTGAGTCTGTGCCTACGTTCGACGTGACCATTCATGCGGTCCCGGCGGCGTTAACGGTTCCGTATCCGCGGCTGGAAGATCCTGGCTTTTATACGGCCGGCTATTTCCGTGCGCGGCTGGCCAGTGAAAAGGTGACAACGGTCAAGCTGCGGTTTTTTGGCGGTCGGGTTCGGGCTTCCACGGTCACGTCCAGCCAGCTGACCCTTACCCGCGACGGCGAGGAAGTGGAGGGCTGCACGCTGTCGCAGCTCGACGCGGAGACGTGGCTGGTGGCAGTTCCCGAAGCGGCTCAGACGGCCGGTTCGTTTTTCGTCCTGACGTACGACCCAGATGGCGACGTCGTGGCGATCGACAATGCAGGCAACGAGATCGAAGATGCGCCCGTTGTGCTGGCTACCCGCTGTGCGTGGCTCATGGCCAGCGAGAATGGCTGGCCCAAAAAGAGCGACACGCAAGTGACGAAAAATCTCGACCTCGGCCCGATCGCAACGATTGGGCAGGCAAACGAGACGTATGACGAACAAACAGGCGAAATGGTGCTTGATAGCACCGGCAACGCATTGATCACCGACTGGGGCACCGTGCGGTCGTCTACCGAGGTCGACGAGTTTGACCCCAACCTCCCAGAAGATTCCCCCGCGACGGCATTGTGTTCGTGGTTTGGCTTAGACACCACGATCGACCCGTGCCCGCCCAAGGCGCTGCGGTGCCCGGCCCCGCGATCTGAACAGCGTCACTCGTCGCTTTTTCGTTCGTCTGAGGACATCCACAGTTTCCGGGTGTCGATGGTCACCAAGGCACCGATGGACTACCGCCCGCCCATATGGTTGACGCATACAGTCGGCCGCACGCTGTATGGCAAGCGGCTCCCCCAGAACCTGTGGGGCTGCTTGATCGCCACGCAGGCGATCCCGCTAGATCCCGCGCCGGTCAACTACTTCGGAAGCCCACTGCTCTACAGCTACGCTGTCGAAGCCGGCGTGTTTTGGTTGGCTGCCGGTCGTCAGGTGCTTGAATATGGCGGCCGAAAGACCGCGGTCCTCGGTGAACTGATGCTCGAGGTCCGGCAGAGCCTGCTGGTCCGGGAAACATACCTTGGGACCAACCGCTATTTCCTGCAAACCGACGCTGACGTCATCACGCTGTCAAAGGACAAGGAAGACCTGCTAGTCAGTGGCGAGGCCATCGAATACCCGAGCGTTTTCGATTCCAGCATGGTAGCCCCATTCAAGCTGGCCTATTGGTGGCGCATTGAGAAGGTCTAGCAGACCCCCTCCAAAATCCGGGCAGACCGGCTGAAAATGCGGGCGAAACTGGCGTTGGACGCCACGCGAGCCGCGGCAGAATCAGATCAGAGGAGGCCACGATGGCACGGGCTCGCAGGACTCGCACCGTCTACATCGCCGACCAGCGGTGGAAGATCGTGCGGGCCAGGCTGCGAGGCAAGTACGGCGAATGCGACTACACGAACCGAACGATCCGCATTCACCACACCTTGGCCGGCACGGACCTCCTCGACACGCTGCTCCATGAACTGATCCACGCCCGGTGGCCGGATCTGTTGGAGTCGAGCGTGGAGGAGTTTTCGGAAACCCTAACGGCCGTGCTGGACGCGGAACGCTTCCGCCGGCCCGAAGACGAGGAGGACTGATGGCAAAGCGGCCCCCGCTGATGGACGACGTGCTGGCCAACCTGCCCAAGAAGGGGACCACGCCCTGGCACATGAAGCTCCCGCCTGACCTGCTGGACGAGCTGCGGCAGGTCAAGGCGGCGTTTGAGGCCGGGGCGATGCCCAAGGCGACCAGAACCGGGCTGGCGTTCGCCCTGTCGAAAAGCCTGAAGGCCCGCGGGATCGACATCGGCCATCGAGGAGTTGAGCAGTGGCTGCAAACAAAAAGTTGATGGACGAGGTCGGGGACGAGCTGGCCAGCGTCGACCGCCTGGCGGCTGATGCCGAGATTGCCCGCCTTCGCAGCGAGGTGGCGAGCCTGAAGGGTCGCTACAAGGCCGCGCTGGCCCAGATCGATCGGGAGCGCGAGCGCGCGGACGCCATCGCCGGGATGGCCGGCATCAAGGCCAAGCCGGTCAAGCCCGGCCGTTTGACCAAAAGCGTCAAGGGATCGGCCACGGTGATCGTGGCCCTCTCGGACTGGCACGTTGAAGAGCGGGTCGACCCGGTCACCGTGAACGGCCTGAACGACTACGACCTCGACGTGGCCGACCGGCGGATTGGCGAGTTGTCAGAGCGGTTCGCCGTCCTGCTCGAGCACCAGCGGCAGCTGGTCAAGGTGCCGCGGGTGGTGGTCTGGTTGGGCGGCGACTTCCTCAGTGGTCATATCCACCCGGACACTGCCGAGATGGCCCAGCTGCCTCCGCTGTCGGCGATCCGGTGGGCTGGCGAGCGGATTCGCGGGTTTCTGGACATGGTGGCCGACATGACGCCCGAGGTGATTGTGGCGACCAACAGCGGCAACCACGGCCGGTCGACCGAAAAGCTGCGGATCGGAACCGAGTTGGATCACTCGTTCGAGCAGCACATGTACCTGACGATGGCCGGGCAGGAGGCCCGCAAAAACGTCCGGTGGCAGGTGGGCGAGGGCTACTTGAACGTAGTCGACCTCGACGGGTTTCGCGTGCGGTTCCACCATGGCCATGCAGTTTCCTATGGTGGGGGGGTCGGGGGCATAACCATCCCGACGAACAAGGCGATCGCCGCCTGGGACCGGATTGACCGGGCCGACCTGACCGTGTTCGGCCACTGGCACCAGTTCTCCTGGCTGCGGGCCGGCCGCTACGTCTCCAACGGCAGCCTGATCGGCCATTCCGCCTACGCCACGCGGATCAAGGCGTCCTACGAGCCGCCCTGCCAGGCGTTCGTCGTGGTGGATCACGAGCGCCGCGAAGTGACCGACGCCAAGCCGCTGTTCTGCGACCGCGACCTGAAGCAGCGGGCCGCCACATGATCCTGGACAACAACCACCTAGCCGACATCCGGCGCCGCAAGAATCGCTATATGGGCCAGTGGACCGGCACTGCCGGGTCACTGGCCGCTGACTGTCATCATCTCATGGAGGACCGAAAAGAAATGGCCGCAACGATCGAGAAGCTGGAACAGGAAAACGCCGATCTCCGCCGGGCGGTCGAGGACAGGCTGGCCGGTGGCAGTGAGTCGTGTTGCGACGGCGGCCCGTGCCACCCGCAGGCGATTGTCGACGAGCCGGCCAGCATCCCGGTCGACTGGATCCTGCGTGGCCAGGCGGAACTGAAGTCGGAGCAGCAGGCCCCGCGGTTCCGGGGCGACAGCATTATTGCCGCGCCGGTCGACGAGGACGCGCCGGCCGCGGAGCGGCTGCTGCTGACGGCCCTCGAGGTGATCCGCGACCGGCGGCCAAAGTACGGCGGACCAAAAAAGCATTTCGCGCGCACGGTCGGCATGATCAACGCCGCCTTTGCCGAGGTGCTGAAACGACCGCTGACCGAGGCCGACTGGGCCGTGATCATGACGCTGGATAAGGTCGCCAGGTATATGGGGCCATCGAAAACGTCCGACGGACCCGTGGATCTTGCCGGCTACGCAGCGTGTCTGGCCGAGGTCGAAGCCCTGCCATAGCCCCTGCGAGTTGGCCGCCGCCCGTCGTAGCGTGACGGGGCGGAGGCTGACGTGATCGCAGACGCTCATTTTAGGACCAGCGGCGGACGCCGGGAGCCCATTGCGGCTCCGGGCGACTGCGTGTCGATCGCCAAACTGTTCACGCCCAGCCAGGCGACGTGGGGCAAGGTGACCAGCCGGCAGCCCGATCCCCGGTCGCGTGCCGCCCTCGAGCTGGCCGCCTTTCGGCTGGGCGTGAAGCCCGCCACGCTCGCCAAGGCCATCGTGATGGGGGTGTTTGATGGCTGAAAGCCT